AATATTATAGCAAATGGAGCATCATCAACTTTAACAGCAAGTAATTTGATAGCAAGCAATTTAACAACTACAAATATAACAGGAACAGGTTTAATACAAACAACAAGTAATATTATAGCAAATTCTTTTACAGAAGGCGGTACATCCTTATCTGCTAAATATTTAACTCAGACAAATGCTTCAACTACTTATTTAACTCAAACAAATGCTGGAACTACTTATTTAACTATAGCAAGTGCGGGAACTACTTATTTAACTCAATCAACAGCAGGAAGTACTTATTTAACTCAGACAAATGCTTCAAGTACTTATTTAACTCAAACAAATGCAGGAAGTACTTATTTAACTCTAACAACTGCAGGAACTACTTATTTAACTCAAGCAAGTGCAGGAAGTACTTATTTAACTCAAGCAAATGCTTTAAGTACATATCAACCTAAAATAACAACTTACACATTATCACCATCGGGAACAGCAACTTTTAGTGCTGGAACTTTATCAATTGATTTAAGTTTATATGATACTATAACAGCTCGTAATACAGCTCTTGGTTCTTATTTACCTCTTGCTGGTGGAACAATGTCAGGAGCTTTAAGTATAACAGGAACAATTGCAAATTCATTAATTATAACAAATACTGGCACAGGCAATCAAACTGCTTCAATGAAATTTTATAATGGAGTACAAAACGGATTTATTGGTATTGGGGGGACACAATATCCTGGAACTTATCAATCAAATATGTTTATTGAAACTACTAATTCAATTATATTTTCACCTGGCGGAGCAAATACAAATACATCACCACCTATGATGATATTAAATAATTCCGGTAATTTAGGAATTGGAACAGCAAATCCAACTGCAAATTTAACAATTTATACATCTGCATCAACTTCCAGTAATCAAATATTAATTACATCAACGTCTAATTTTGCTAATATACAATTTAATAATGGAGTACCTGCATCAAATGCATATATTGGTTTAGGTTGCTCTAATATAACAGGAAATTATACATGTAATTTATTTTTAGAAACAAATAATTCAATAATATTAAATTCTGGTAGAGTGAACGCATCAAGTTCAGTACCATATATGATAATACATTCAAATGCTAATATAGGAATTGGAACAACAAATCCAACATCCAAATTAACAATTTACACATCTAATTCGACTTCAAGTAATCAAATATTAATTACATCAACGTCTAATTTTGCTAATATACAATTTAATAATGGTATACCATCATCAAATGCATATATTGGTTTAGGTTGCTCTAATATAACAGGAAATTATACATGTAATTTATTTTTAGAAACAAATAATTCAATAATATTAAATTCTGGTGGAGTGAACGCATCTGCAACAGTTCCATATATGATAATACATTCAAATGCTAATATAGGAATTGGAACAACAAATCCTATACAAAAATTACATATTCAAGGAACTACACCAACAATTCTAAGAATTGAATCAACTAATGTAGGTACATTACCACAATCTGGAATAGAATTTGGTACATCTGATTTTACAACAGCGCAAAGACCAAAAATAATATCAACTAGATATTCAAATAATAAAGCAGATTTATGTTTTTTTATTAATAACGCAACTGCTAGTAGTTTTAATGCAGTTACAATAACTAGTAATGGTGATTTAACAATATTAGCTCCTATTGGTACAACTTTATCAACAATTGAATCTAGAATTATTAATTATGGTGGATCTTTTGCTGGCGGAGGTGCATCATCTGGTGTATTTGCAGGTGATCTATTATTAAGTAATTTCTGGGGAGTTGCTGTAAATATAAATGCTGGCGGAATTGGTGATAGTACTGGTAATGCAGGTGCTACAAAAATATATGATACATCATCTTTTACAGTTAATAAAAGAAGTAATAATACTTCAACTTCATTTGATACAACTTTATTTTGTGTTAGACTTAATGGTAATGTTGGTATAAATACTACTACCCCATCTAGTGTTTTAACAATTAGTCCTATTGTTAGTGATAGAAATACATACGACCATAGTACAGCTCCATTAACTGTTACAAATCAAACAGCCACAGGAACTACATTAAATGATTCTCTACCAGTATTAAATTTATGCAGACAAGGATTAGTAAGTGTAGCATATGGGGCAAGAGCAACATTTAAATTATCAAGATATGAAAATGTTTCATTGAATTCTAGAACAAGATTAGATCTTAGTATGGCTAATGCATCATATGATGATGTTAATATAATTACATATTTAAGTTCTGGAAGTGTTGGAATTGGAACAACATCGCCTCTAACATTTTTAGATGTGAGAGGTACTATTTATATTAAAGGTAGTTCAGGTACTGCTGCGCCAACCGCAACACAATATGGTGGTGTAGGAGATAGATTAATATTATGGACTGATGCATCAGCCTATCCATATTCATTTGGTATTAATGGTACAACATTATGGTATTCAGTTCCATCAGGAGCAATTCATAATTTTTACGTAGGAGGAACTAGTTTATTACAAATAAATTCAACAAGTGCAACATTAACAGGTACATTAAATGCAACTACAATTCAAGAAGGAGGTACAAATTTGGCTGCAAAATATTTACAATTAAGTGGTTCTGTGGCAATGACTGGGTCAATGACTGCTTTGAATTATATTAATATAAGCGGTACTACTGGTACGACGCAACATTTAAATTTTCGAGGAGTTGATTATAATATTGGTATTGCTGGTATTAATACTAATTATTCATCTTGGGCTTTAGCTGATGATATGGTTATAAGAACATTAGCAACTAAAAAATTAATTTTACAATCTGGTATTGGTAATGGTTGTTTAACAATAACTTCTAATAATTATCTTGGTTTAGGAACAACTGTTGCAAATTGTCCTTTACAACTAGCTACACAAGCAATACCAAAACAAATTTGTTTATATGAAGGGGCAAATAATAATTTTAACTTTGTTGGTTTTGGAAATGGAGGAGGTATGATATTACAAATAAATGATATCACAAATGATTCTTTTATATTTAATGTTGCAAATGTAGTATCTACTGCTACTGCAAATAATGAATTGATGAGAATAAAGGGAAATGGTAATGTTGGAATTGGAACTAATAATCCACAAACTTTATTAGATGTTAGAGGAACTGTTTATATAAAAGGAAGTTCTGGATTAGGTGTACCAACTGCAGCGCAATTTGGAGGTACAGGAGATAGAATTATATTATGGAATGGTACTTCTGGTGCTTCTCCTATTTATCCATATTCAATTGGTATAAATAATGGTACAATGTGGTTTGGTGTGCCATCGTCTGGAACATATGTATGGTATTTAAATGCTACAAGTAATATGTTTTTAGATGCTGCTGGTAATTTAAATGTTTTAGCTGATTTAACTGCATTTAGTAGTGTATCTGATATTAAATTAAAAACGAATATTAAACCTTTAAATATAGATTGTATAGATTTAATAAATAAGCTTAAACCAGTTGAATTTACATGGAAAGAAATGGATTTAATACCAGATAATAGAAAAAATACAATAGATCATGGTTTTATAGCACAAGAAGTAGAAGAATTATTACCTCATTTAATAAGAGACACACCTAATTATAAAACAATTAGATATGAAAAGTTTTCACCATACATTATAAAAGCAATTCAAGAATTAATTGCAAAAATTGATAAAAATAATATAATAATTGATGTTAAACCTGATATATGTATGTTTTGCAAATGTATAAATAATAAAATTCTAAAAAATATTCCTAAAATAGAAATTGGAAATTATATACATATAATTGATAGTAATAAAACAGGTAATAAATATGAAGTAATTGATATAAATGAAAATGAAATTACAATTAATAATAATTTACAAGGAAATAGTTGTTATGTATATGGTAAATATACTGATGATTATGAAATATTTAATAAAGATTATATTTATAAATTAAATATAACAATTAGTAAACAACAAGAACAAATAAATAATTTAATAGAAAAAATAACAGATTTAACTAATTTATGTAATGCAAAATTTAATTTATAATCAGAAGAAAATAAACAATTATTTAAAGCCAATTTTATAATTTATTTAAAGAAGATGGATAACAATTCAATATGGGTTAAAACAAATGATAATAATATTGAATATACATGGGAAATATCAATTGGAAAATATGGTGGTTTTATATATCGTAATATTTCCAATCAAGAGAGGAATTATGAATATATAAATGTAAATGATATATCAGAAATTGATGATTGTGAAAAAGATCTAGAATATTTAAATATAAACGAATGCATTGGCGTCCATTCTACTTCAATTGATTTGCCAAATATTAAAGCGGGATCAAAATTTGGATGGGATTATAAGAATAGAGCATGGACGTACTTTATAAATGGAAAAGAATATCCTTCATATTATTCAATAAAAATATGATATAAAAAAATGAAATCTATTTTATAATTATATTATAAACTATATGGAGAAAATATTAAATGAATTACCCGACGAACATATTTCTAATGAAACACTATGGATTTATAAGGAAAATGTAGATATATTTAATAAATATACACAAGTGGTAAATCATAAAAACTCCAAACAACCAAAAGAAGAATTTAAACAAAAAGAAGAATTTAAACAAAAAGAAGAATTAAAATCAAAAGAAGAATTCAAACAACCAAAAGAAGAACTCAAACAACCAAAAGAAGAATTAAAACCAAAAGAAGAATTAAAATCAAAAGAAGAACTCAAACAACCAAAAGAAGAACTCAAACAACCAAAAGAAGAATTTAAACAAAAAAAAGAAGGTAAAAATAAGACTGAAAGTCCAATTGATTTAATATTAAGATTAACAGAAGTTGATAATATTATGAAATGTGATATTAAAAATAAATTAATTGAATTTATATCAATACCAGAATGTTCGAAAGTATTTGGAATGAAAAAATCAAGTGAAATAATGACTGCGTTGACAAAAGATAGTTGGAATCAATCTATATCATTATTTATATCATTCTTATTAAATAAACATGTAATTTATAAAGAAAAATCATATGTTTATTATAAAGATAAAGAAAATGAAGTTATAACTATTTAGTAGTTTTCTTCTTACCACCAACGGCTCTTATTGATCTAACAGAAGATCGTTTTGATGAAAAACTTATTAAACTATTTTGTAAACAATAACTATCATATTCTGTTTGTATATCAGTTATATATAGAACATTTTTATAAGAAGCATTAATATTTTTATCTAATAATCTTACTTTATTGAAACGATTAATAAGAATATTATATAAATAATCAATGACACCTGGTTTACTTCGAAAACGTGTATAACCTATTAATAAATCGAAGTAATGTTGTCTTGTTTGTAGATTAGTACCAAAAATTGTTTTTCTATCATTATATTCACCTGTTGGATTTAAAAAAAGTTTACTATAATTATAAATAGCAAATCTTTTTATTCCTTGATCGTTTATGGTAAATAAATTCTCAGGATTTGTTAATTTAGCTGTAAAATTATCAATAATACTATCAAAACAGTATTTATTTAATTTCAAATCTTTTATACTTATTTCTTCAAGAGTTTTTTTTGACATAATAATTCTATATTATGAATATAAAATATATTCATCGTGTGTTAAATAATTTTCAATATTATTTGCGATTTGTTGTTTTTGAAATTTTTTTTTTAATAAGTAAAATTTCATACTAGAAGATATTTTTTGTTTACCTGATGATTTTATTTCAATATTTGTACTATCAGTATTCAAATCTTCATTTTTTTCTTTTGTATTATTAATACTATCATTTAACATATTACACATAACTTCGTATTTATTAATTTCATTATGAGACTTAATACAAAAATTAATATAATTATTAATTTTTACAATAGTATCATAATCTAACCAACTTAAATTAATAAAAACACCATTATTATTTTTGCTATAATTATTATTATTTTTATAAATAATTTTAAAAATTTCTTCAATTTCACTTTGATTTAAATTAGTTATGCCATTTTTAATCATATGACATAGCTCGTTTTTATCATTCATACTTGTTTATTTAAATATAAAAAAATGATTTTATCTTTATATAAAGATTTCGCTTATATCATTTATTGATTATTATGAACGAAACAGAAGATGATATTTGGAATATATTAGATGATTTAAAAGAAGAAGAATATGTAAAAGAAAATGGAGAAAGAGAAACTAAAATTGTATGTTCTTGTGGTTGTGATGAGTTTATTATAGAAGATGCTATGCAAATATGTAGCAAATGTAGTTCTATTTGTAGTAAAGTTATAGATAACACTGCTGAATGGCGTTATTATGGAAATGATAGTAAAAGCGACGATCCTTCAAGATGTGGTTTACCTACAAATTCATTATTACCAAAATCATCATTAGGTTCGATGATAGGTGGAAATAAGTATGGAAATAATTATGATATTCGACGAATACGAAAATTTATTGCATGGAATTCGATGCCATATAATGAAAGAACATTATGGCTTGTATTTGATGTATTAAGTTCCAATACATTAAGTAATGGAATACCTCAAAAAGTAGTCGATGATGCAAAAGTATTATATAAAAACGCATCAGAGAAAAAAATAAGTAGGGGAGATAATAAAGAAGGGTTGATTGCGTCGTGTATTTATCATTCATGTTTATTAAATAATATACCACGAAGTTCAAAGGAAATTGCTAAAATGTTTGATATAAATCCAGTTATATTAAATAAAGGAAATACCAGATTTCAAACATTATTACAGATAAATGTTGTTAGTTCGTCGCCAATTGATTTTATATCTAGGTATTGTTGTCAATTAAATATGAAATTAAATGATATTGAGAATTGTAAAAGATTGATTACATTTTTAGAGGAAAATGAAATAATGAGTGATAATTCGCCTACATCGAGTTGTGCTGCAATACTATATTATTATTCTGAAAAAAATAATTTAGGATATACAAAAAAACAATTTGCTGATATATGTAATGTGAGTGAAGTTACAGTAATTAAAGGATTTAAGACAATTTCGAAATATGACAAATTTATTGACAAAAATTTTAAATAAAGTATTAAAGAGGATTTATATAATTATAAATAAAAATGTATAATAAAGAATTATTTGATTATATTTGCAATGGAAATATAGAAAAAAGTTTATATAATACTTGTATTTTTTTAATTGAAAATTCAAAAATAGAAATATTAGAAGAAACTTTTATACAAGTATGTTCTTACATTGGAACATTTATAAACATTTATAATATAAATAAATTTAATGATATAATAGAAACTACATTAAAATTAATTAATGATAATAATATTAATATCAATGAATATTTTATTTTAATAACAAAAATGTGTATTATATGTGATATTTATAATAAAAATCCAACAATAAAAACAGGAACTACTCCAATTTTACAATTAAGAAAACGATTAGATAATGTATTTAACGAACAAATTAAATTAAATGGACCAGGATTATTAAAGTTTAATACAATTATTCCGCCACATGATAGTGAGATTTATCCAATTGCATTAAAAATAATTACATCGTTTGTGAAATTGTTAAGAATTTTAGAGATGACATCTAGTGATAATATAAATGATATTTATGAATTATCTATATTATTCAGAGATACTTTTGACTATATTATAAGAAAGAAATATACAATTCAAACTAAATTTTGTTTAAACGATCATGATGTAATTTATTTTTTATGGGGATTTATCCATTCTTTATATCACGATCCATTTATTTTAAATTATTATAAATTATTTAATTATGGAATAACAAAACAAGCAATAAATAAGACTTTAAAAAATCAACGTGTTGGTTTGATATATGGATGTGCTATATCTGTAATTTATAGTTATAAAAGAAATATATCACCATCGTGGAATAGTAATGAAATACAAATATTAAATAAAATGAATGAAATATCATTAGTTTTATTTAAACAAGTAAAAAAAGAGTTGAATATTGAACCAGAAATCAAAGAACCTGAAAAAAATAAGAAAGAAACTAAACCAGATGGACTTAAATATATATATGAATATATTCCGAAAATTAATACTAATATTCAAGAACAAATATATTCATTTGAAGAAGAATATAAAACAATATGTAAATAATTACATTCCACCTCTTAATCTTAAAACCAAATGAAGTGTAGCTTCTTTTTGAATATTATAATCAGCGATAGTACGTCCATCTTCGAGTTGTTTACCTGCAAAAATAAGACGTTGTTGATCTGGCGGAATACCTTCTTTATCTTGAATTTTAGATTTAATCATATCAATAGTATCACTCGATTCTACTTCAAGAGTAATTGTTTTACCTGTAAGTGTTTTCACAAAAATCTGCATTTTATTTAATATATATAATTAAATTTTATATATATTAAATAAAAATGTTAAATTACTATAAAACGGAAAATAAAAGATTAAAACTAGAAATTATCAAAAAAAATAAAAAAATAAACGAGTTATATTTGCAAAATGAAGATAAATATTGTCTCTTAGTTTTTGGTGGTTTAATTACTTTGTTATATTATATATATAAGAATAATATAATTTAAAAAAATAATTTAAAGAAATGACATTAGAAGAGATATTGATTGATGATTTTTTACATGAGACAGATAATATGAAAATTGTTAATTCTAATATTTATTATACAGACGATAAAATTGTGTGTTGTAGTGATGTTGCAAGATTATATCATATTCTATTTTATAAAATTAAAATGAATAATTTTGTAAAAAAATTAGTAAGTGAAATAGAAAAGAACAATAAGAAAACACAAGAAAAAATAATAAATTTAATAGACACTATTTTATTGATAGTAATAATAAAAGATAATTTAAAAAACGATGATATTTTTAGTTTAATTATTAATACTTCAATAGTATTTGGTTTTACTTGGTTTAGAATATCCTATTTCAATTAATTTTCTACGATTAAAACTCATTTGATTTATTATAATTTCTCTTGCTATTTTATCATATTCAGATGTAGATAATTCTGTATTTATTAATTTTTTATTATATTTTTTAAAATAATTAATAACTAATTGCTTATTTTTATTAAATTCATTATTTGAAATGATTTGTATTTTGTCTTTTATTTCATCTAATTTTTCTATTGTAGTAATTATTGGATAATCGTGAATTGAATTTAAAATTTTTGCTATATTTATAATCTTATTATATAAAAAAATATATAAATTATTATCGTTATTTGTTAAATTAATAAAAATATTATTTTTGACTTCACTATATAAAATTGATAATAAATTGTATGTATTTGTACCATTGCATATAAATTTAAAAGTCAATATTGAAAAATCAATATCATTGTTTTTAGTATGATATTGAAAAAATACTTTATTAAATTTTAAATTTTGATTAAAAACAAGATATATTTTGTTAGAATAACAAAAATTATTTATAAAATTATCATATGATTCATTTGAAATATGTATTTGTAAATAATTATGATTTTTTTTCATTATTTTTATCATATCATTATTTTATTATATAATATATATAGACTGTTGAAAAAAAACAATGAAAATAAAAGATTTATATGTATTATTTAAATATTTAACAGTAATTGTATTAATTGGTGGATTTTTATATTTATTAATATTATCAGCAATCGTAAGAGATTATGGTATTATAGTAAAAAGACCCATTATATTTACAATAGAATTATTGTTTTTTATGTTTTTACCTGCAATACCATTATTATTCTTTTATGAATCTCGAAATATAACTTGGAGAGAAGCATTAGTATGGTTTGGATCATTAGCAGGTAAATTTGGCGCTTTCCATATTGTTTTCCAATTATCAGGATTTTATAGTTATATGTTTAGTAAATAAAAATCATTACTAATAATAGAAATATGCCTCAGAAAGCTGTAGCAAAACGGAAACCAAAAACACAACCAAAAACACAACCAAAAACACAACCAAAAGCAAAAGCTGTAGTTCCAGTTAATTATGAATCAAAACTTGAGAATGAATTAAAAGCTTATATAACGCGATTTTTAACAATATCAACAGAATATAAACAATGTATACTTGAAAATTGTTCTGAATTACAAAAAGAATTATTAAAGGATAAGGATTATTTAAAACATATGATAAAATTAGTTTTTCTTAAAACCAATGAAGAAAGATTAACTTTATTAAAAGAACTTTATAAAATGGAATCATATAAAAATTATAATAAATGTAATTATGATAAATGTAATAAAAATATTAAAGAATTAGCAACAATACTAATTGAATTATTAGATATGTATAAAAAAATAAGAAGCACTCATGAAGTTTTTGATTATCCAGCTGATATAAAAGAATCTATTAATAAGATAACTGATTATATTAAAGGGGGTACTGAATCAATCGAAAATGTTGATATGCATATTTTATCATTAACATTATACGCTCAAATTTTACTTAAAGCTAAATAAATTATTTTGTTAATATTTTTTTACAATCATCCCATCCATATTGGTATAATTGTCTAGATGTATTTTTATCTAAATATAAAAAGTTTTTTAAATTAAATGTGCGATTATTCATTCTGGTATGTATATAAATACTATTTTCACATTTATCTATACAATCAAAATGATGTAAATTTTTAAATATTCCACCATCAATAAAATTAAATCCATTGTATTTTTTAGAAAATGTATTCCCTGATATATAAGGAATATATGAACTACAAATGCAATAATCAATCAATTCTTCTAAATCATTAAATTTACTTATTTTTTCATTAGTAATTTTATAATTCTTAATTTTTGATACAATAATTGATATTGGAACATTATTAATATCATTGTTTTTATATAAATTTAACATATTTTTCTTTACAATTTGTTGAAATTCATCTAAATTTTTATTAAATTTAATAACATATTTATCATCACCTATAATTTTATTCCATATTTCATCATGATTACTCAAATCATTTTCATAATGATATATAACTGATGCAAAAGAACCTCCTGAAATGCCTGTCAATTGATAATTATTTAAACATAAATTGTTTTTTATATATCCTAATGCACCAATACTATAAGGTATGAGTAAACCAGTTGTATCAACGTTAATATTTATAAAACAAAATAATAGAACAAATTCTTTAAATAATAATAATAAAAATAAATAGTTTATCATTATATATATAATATAATTTTAATTAAAAAACCCGCGACGTGTTCCATAATCATCATATACTCTAAATGTATCACCCATTTTTTCTTCTACAATAGAAAAACTAGGATGGGTTTTTGTTAAAAAATCGACTAATTCATTATTTGCAATTATAAAATTTTGTTTATTTGTATCTGTAAATAATAATAAATCAGAAGTATCAATTTTATCTTCATTACTATGAGATTGTTTTATGGTATTATATAAATATACATTATTATTTGTTTGATTTATACCAAAATTATATTGTTTATTATTATATATTTTAATATCAAAACTATTGGTTGCGGTGTTGTAATTACATTTAAAAATTGTTAAAATATTATATGTATTATTAAAATATGTATAAAAATTTTCATGTGATGTACTATCATTTGTAAGATCTAATTTAATATTAATTTTATTAATATCAAATAAATCACTTATTCTCTCTTCTGTACTATTAACTTTTTTCTTAGCATTAATTAGTTTTCGTGAT